TTTCATAGCAAAGAAAACGTAAAATTAAAAGAACTAGCTACAAAAGAAAATGGATTCAATTATATACTAGTTCTTAATAATAACTTCGAGGTATTTAACACACTAGTTAACTAAGCAACTGTGGGCTCACCCGGGGTCTCAGGTACTTCAACTGGTTCAGCAGGGGCTTCTTCACCAGTATCAGCTTCACCACCTTCTCCAGTAGGACCAAATGAAGGGAAGGCACTACCCGCACTACTTCCAATATCAGCCCCTCCTCCAAGTTCTGGTTCAATGTCAAGTGCTTCAGCTTGTTGTTTTTCCCAATCAGGACCTGCTGCTTCAATCTGAGCAAGCTCCCATCTGAATTCAGCATCTTTCTTCAACCAAGCTCTATTCTCAAGAATTTGTTCATCTGACATTTCAAGATAATGACGTTGTGCATATGAATTAGATATACCTTCATTCTGACCAAGAGTGTTGAAATTTTCAACTTGAATAGAAAATGCTTTTTGATTTTCCATTGCAAGAAAGTTGGTGGGTACTGTGAACCTTAAATCAATATCGTTTTCTTTTAACTTATATAATTCCCAATATTTTTTAAGTTTAAGATGGGTAATAAATCCATATTTAAGACCTTGTGCAAATTGTCTTTGAACTCTCATTACAAATTTTGCAAAACGCAATTCTTCTCTTGTAATTTCTTCACCAGAAGAAGATGCTGTTGAATCTGCTTTTAATCTTGAAGTAGGTACTTTAAGAGTTTTATAAAGTTTTTCAAGGAAGTAATTTAAATCAGACAATTCGCCTAAATTCGCCCCGCCCTGTAACATCTCCACTTCGGTTCCACTACTGTCTCCGCGTTTCGCAAACCAATAAGCATCTAACATAGATTGTGGTTCATATGCATTGGTAACCTGTCCTTCTTGCGGAGAGTAAGAACGTTTTGCCCAATACTGTTGCATCAACCTTTTAAGATATGCTTCTGCATTTGCAGAACTCATGTTACCAACATCTACTTTGAACACCATTCTTTCTGGTGCTCTGACTAAACGATAAATGATAATACTATCTTCAATAAGAGAAAGTTGTTTATATGCTCTTCTTGAATTTTCAATATATGGAAGTCTAATAGTTCTATCTTCATTCCAAATACCTGAATTAACATATACCACTTGATTTTTATCAAGGACTACAACCTCTTCTTTATTATTAGTATTATTACGTGGATCTTGATTTGGTCTACGAAGTGAGAAGTTTTCAATTAAATCATTCTGTCTGTTTTTATAAATCGGGTTTGTAAGTTCGGGTGGAATTAGAACTATGCCTTGAATACCTCTTTCTTCATTATCAGAAATTACTTGTTCAAAGAATAATTCACCGTCAATAAGAAACTGTCTAAAATAATCAAATCCTTTATCTTGTAAATGAAATAAATCTAAATATCGTTTCCATTCTGCTCTAAGTTCTTTCTTTGCATTATCAGAAAGGTCTTTTTTGAATTTACATGTTACAATATTTCCATCTCGGTCTTCAACAACAGCTTCGTCACATATTTCATCAATAGCGTCTGACAACTCAGCAAAAGAAGCCATTCTTCTATATTCTTGAATTCTTTTAATCTTATTAGGATCAATCTTAGCATAAACATAATTATGATATTCTTGATTAGCACCAAAAGATGCGGGGTTATAATCAGTATCTCTGAAAACACTATGTTTATTGATTAATGGGTCTTTATTATTAGGTAAATCATCAAAGGCTTTATATTTCGGGTTATTTTTCCCGAGATTATCATATATAGCACCTGCAAAGGTAACACTATTTAATAGTGTCCCTACAAATCTATTTTGGGGTGTTGAAGGTCCTGTTACGTTCTGCATATTAATAACTATTTACTATCTCTACACCATTTATGCAAGGTTTTTGCCAAGGTGTATAACCATCTGCTGTAAGTGGATAAAATAAACTATCCTGTGTTAAATAACCAACGCCAGCGTCATTGATTGCTATTATATCGAATAATCCCACAGCTGATACCGAGGGTGGGGTGAATTGAAATACGTTTGGTGATAAAATATTTGGTGTTATTTGTGTTCCATAAAAACCGATACCGCTAACTGCTGGTACATAATCAAAATAACCACTAGTATATTGAGATGAAGTAAAATCAAAGAAGGTATCATTAAACATATCACCTGATAAATAATATGCTGTTGTAAAATTAAAATTAGTTCCAACTACTGATATTGTAAGAGGTGTTTCATTTGGATATACATAAGGATACACATCTGTAATAGTTGGTTGCCCTGAAATATATATAAAATCTGTGTTTTCTGGTTGTTGGTTTGCAACGTTTGCAGAATAATCACAATATATGTCAGATACTGCATAAAATCTTGAATCGATGTTGTGAATTATACCACCTGCAAATTCATTTGAAGCTTTGAATAACCATCCTTTAATAGTAAAGGTAGTGTCCGCTGTAATAATGAAGTTATCATTATATTTAATATCTGTGGGGTATGATATATTTGCATTACCAGACCATTCTATGATAGTTCTTATTTCTTCTTCTGGATTATAAGGATCAGGCCAAGATACTGCAATATAGGGATCACAGTATGGCGCAAAATTTGAAATTAATTGATCCATATCTTCTTGGTAGCGAGAAAGAATTGTCATTGAAATTTCTAAATCGATTGGAAGAGGTTGTCCTGGTTCTAGATGGTTTGTTCTTTGATCTGCTGTAAAAGAAGGGCCTTCAATTTTATTAAAAACTCTGTTTTGATCTCTTGAAAATCCAGAGATGCTAAAACAACAAATAGGCAGTCTTAGTTTTGCTTGATTGTTGGTAAAATCGTGTATTACTCTTTGTTTTGGTGAATAAAGAAAAGTTGGAGAAATATCCTCACCTTTTTGAACAGGTGTTTTATGACTATTTGTTCTGTCGTAACGTTTAATTACAACTTCATTAAAAGCACCCATAAATTGTGCAATTAAAGTAGAAACTTCAAAGTTGTAAGTGTAATTTTTCATTATTCTGGGTCTGGATAAAACTTTGTAAAGTCTTTTACAAAATTATCTAAATTATATTTTCTTTTAAATTCAAAATCAGTAACTACAGGAAATATCGTTGCATCAATTTCAATGAGTTTTAATCTTAATTTCCTATCGCCTTTATTTGTCCAAAAAAATGGCAGCCATTTATTATACTTATAGTGTCTTATTTTGCATCTAGCACATTTCTTAATATTAAAAAAGTAAGCAATTCTTGCTATGACATCACCAAAGCCATAAAGTTTGTCAGGTATTTCATAATAAGGCAAAGAGGGAAAAGCATGTTTAAATACTTTACACCTCTCGCAATTTTCTATACCAATAATTAACTGTGGTTCATGCATCAAACAATTTATGACCTTCATCAATTAACATTTTAAGTTGTGATGTTTCCATTTGCACCTTATTTCCGTAATCATCAGTGATATATGTTATATCATCTTTGATTTCTACAACAGGGCAGCATTTTTTTCCACCACAGAGTGTCATTTTTTTAGTTATATTAAATATATTTTCCATATTAGTTCTCCTATTAATACTTACACTATGTTTTAATTTTTAAATGTGAAATTTTCAAACTAAAGGAGACGTGCTTTGAAGTACAGCGGGAGTTTTCCCCAGTTACGTTTAATGGAGCTTACTGCGTTCATATCAAGGATATATGTACTACAGAAATCATTTTCGTTTCTTGTAGATCTTCCACACATTTGAATTAATTTAGTAAACATCTTCATTGAGTACCAATCTGGATCTCTTTCAAATAATTTTTTTGTACGCTTATCACCCAAAGAAGGATAAGGCATTTTAATTATTATTTGAAATCTACTCAAATCGTCTGGTAGATCTACACCGAATGCCATAGATGGACTTACCAACACAGTAGGGTGATCTAAAGCTGAGTGTTCAAGAATAATGTGTTCGTTGGTAATATTTTCTTTTCTGAATAAGTATCTGTTTTTATTTTTTACCTGTTTTTCAAATGCGGATGTAATTTTATTTGTATGTGTATGAATAATTCCATTTTCATCCTTATATTCATGTACAATTTCTTCTGCTTGTTTGATTATATATGGTAGAATAGAATCCATATTCTTATAATTAATCGAATATTTTGCTGGAATAAATATTGGACTTTTTTCTTTGTCAAATTCACTATCTACTTCAATATAATCGTATTTTTTTATACCAAGAGTTCTTGTAAATGTGTCTTTATCAAAAATGGTACCACTCATTAAAATAACATGCTTACAATCAGACCAAAGCTGATTGGCGAGTTTATCTACTTTTAAAGGACTAAAGGTGACACCATCTGCATTGAAATCACAAACATATTCATTTGTGTCATAATTTTTTAAGATGGTGGCAATACTATCTTTTAGATTTTTACAAATCTTCAATCTTCTTTTTTCTCTTTCCTTTTCTCTCTTTGCGTATGTTTTTGTATAAGCAGAATTTTGAATTTTTTTAATTTCTGCTTTAACACTGTCGTCTAGCTTTTCAAGCCATGAAATGTTTTTATATATATTATCGTCGGTGATTTTTTTACCATAACTAATGTTATAATAATCGAGATTTTTATATTTTACTGAGACAGAAAAATGTGATACTAAGTTATCTTCAAGCTCAGAAGCCTCATCACAAATTAAAAACTCACGTTTTCTAATAAAAGTAGGCATTGAAAGAAATTTGCTGTAGTTAAGAACAGCGAATTTATTTTTAAGAGTGTGTTTTAGGTCATTATAATATTCACATGCGTCTTTTAATATACACTCTTCACCTATTTTCCAGTTATGAGTACACGGAGCAACATCTACTGTAAAAGTAGGGTCTAAGTTACATATATAATTTGTTTTACCTTTAAGCATAGCACTATTTTCAAAAACAGTGACATACTGATCTTGAAGATGTTTAGATACAGTTAGACACATAGCACCCCAATGAGGTTTCTTTTTTACATCTTCAGCATATGTATATAAACCAGCAGAGTTTGCTTCTCTTTCAAAAATTTTGTTATTATTGATTAAAGATAAATAGTGTGAATCAGGATCTTTGCTGTAGTTTGCAATTGTTGCAGAAATATGAGATTTGCCAGTGCCTGTAGGACATTGAATTACAATAAATTTAGTTCCTTTCTTAACACTTTCTTCTATTTTTTTTAAAACATCCTTTTGTTTTTCACGTGGTTGAAAATCTTTAGGAAAATGGTCTAAAATATCTGTCATTTTTTTGGCTTGGTAATGGTTGGTTCAATGGTAAGTTTTTTAAATAAAAATTTATCTTGCGATTTTGATAAATCTTCAGGCAATTTTACTCCTTTTGGGAATAATTTTGATGGGTTATAATCTAAGATTAAATTTGAATCTTTCTTTTCAATAGAAAAGGGAATAGGAATTTCAGTTTTTCTTAGTTTATCAGTTTTATTTGCTTTAAAGAAAAGTTGTATAGAAAAATTTTTGAATCCATATAATACTAACTGACCTTGTCTTAAAACTCGGTCATCCAATATTAATTTAATTTTCTTCTGTAACAACCCCTTTAAATGCTCGTCGTAATTTAAAGTTTCATATAAGGGATTCATGAATTAATAAATTTTTCCTTATCTTCAGAAGACATAGGTGCTAACTCTTGTCCAAAGAACTGCCAAAATTCTTTCAATTCTTCTTCGTTTGTGATTGGTCTAAATGATAATACGTTTGAAGCATTTGCAGGAATAGCTCTAAAATCTAGTTTCAATAAATCATAGGCAATTACCAACCCATGTGCTGAGGCATTATATTTAGGTGCTTGAGAAGGTGGACTAAATTTAAAAGCAACTGCACCTTCAAGTGAAGATAATAAAAGCTTATTGTTTGTTGCTAACATCCTTCTGCTTGAATTCTGACCTTTCTTTGGTCTGCGTCGAGCAAATTTAATTTCTACGACACCAGCTTCTAATAATTTTTTAACACTACTTGTATCTGGCATTATTTTACCTCTTTTTTATCGTTTTTATGTTCACAAACACCAAAAATGCGCTGTGCATTGAGAAAAATACGCGGTCTTTCACCTTTTGATACTGCTGGAATTCCTTTATCATTAGGGAATATGATAGTTTTGCCTACCGTTAGGTTTTCGGGTGCAAGTGGACCAGTAAGAATAATCTTAGCAACCCTCCAAGTATTACGAGAAATATCATTATTAATAAAAATTCCTCCTCGATTTACCAAATCACCTGATTTATCACAGTCAACATATTCGGCCATGATCATATCTCCAAGTAATTCTGTAATTTCATATTCTTCAGGAAGTCTCATTCCTTGATATGTTTCTATTTCTTGCAGTCCTTGGTTCTCAACCGCAAGACCTTTCTTTAATTCATTTGCCATACTCATTTAAACATTTCCTTTATTTTTTTCATATTAGTTTCTTCATGTTCTAGAAATATTATAGTCTCTCTTTTAGAGATTTGCAAGATACTAGATAAAGATTCTATTATATTATCGTTTTGATTTTTTTCTTTCTTATTTTTCTTAATATATTTGATATATTTATATCTGTCTTTTGGAATAATTGATACCAGTAATTGATACCATTGATCCTTTGTCGTAATCCCTGGATAACACATGTTTAATGTGTCATTTAATAAAACAGCAAAGTGGGGATTGTGCATACTTATCCACCTACAAAGAAGATAGGGTTGAAAATCCTGGTAAGTATCAAAATCTTCAAGTAACTTACCAGACTTTGTCTGAATTACATCTTTTAATTGGGAAAAAATATTCACTTTAAATGATTATTTTTGTGGATGCCTTAAACACGTCGAATAAAATTGAGTAGAACATTTCACAAACTTTCTTTGCAAACTCCTCAACTTGTTCATCTGATAATTCTGTGCTGAATGCAAAATCTGGTGCTTTAGTGCCTGCATGAATATTAAAAGCTGTGTGAATAAGTACTGCACCGTTTTTTTCAGCAGCAATGCTTACAGATGATTTCTTAGTCTCACCATTAACATCAAAGAGAACATCGTCTCCGTCGATTATAACAGGTTTGTTTACATACTGAGTGGCTAACATGTGTGCACACTGAGCGTTGAACAAGCGCTGGAAACATATTCCTCCGAATAAGTCTACTTTAGGAATCTCTAAACAGAAATTAATAGCGTCATCACTATAGATGTAATCCTTACTAAGGGAATCCTCTAAGTCAATGAGATTGTCTGTAACTTCCATAGGAGCTCTAAACGCAATAATATTTCCAAGAGGTGAAACCTTATCTCGGAAAAATTTATAAGCGAATCGTTCGTGAATAACACTGCCATCATAATAGGGACAGCCTGAAATATCTTTTAGTTGTTGTTTTGTTATTAGCATAATTGTATTTTTGTTGGGTATTAAAAACCTTCTATCATTATTATATAATAGAAGGTTTGAAAGTCAACACAGCCGTTACTAAAATGTTTAGTTAATTGCGATTTCTTTTTTGGGTTTGTATGTCGAAGGTTTTAATACAATGGTAAGTATTCCATCTTCAAACTTACTCGTAATATTATCTTCATCTACGCCATAAAGGGCAAATGAAAATTCACCACTTCTTGTTGAAATTCCCTTATGACGGGAAATGAGCTCTTCTCCACCATCCAGGATATAATTATGTGTGTGTTTGTCTATTTTAATATAGAGATTGTGGTTATTCACACTAATAGAGATATTTTCTTTAGGTGTGCCTGCACAGGCAAATCTAAGATATGTTAATTTGACGTTTCCGTCTGTGT